CGGTTAATATAAATGCAAAAATACCATCACGAATTTAAACATATAAAAAGTGCTTTCGCCCATATTCTTTTATAAGGTTGATAATAGTAACAGAACAACCACTACTATTGCAAACATTATTTTTTGTGCTCTAGATTCTCTCTTATCTGTGTCATCATGCTTATATGTTCCACCCCACGCCTCTCTTGCACTTCGTGGTGTAGGAATATCTATACTATCAGGTTGAAAAAATCTATACCCTTTCTTATAATTCTTTTTAAATATTTTGCGTTGCCATGCTTCAAATTCTCTTATTGCTAGTCTTGCTGATGGGTCAAAGTTATTTAAATTTGCGTTTTGCACAATATTTCTCCTTTGTTTTTTATTATTTTGCGTATTTTTCAAATTCGTTACGGCATTCAGTTGAACACCATCGTCGGTCATCTTTGACTGGCTCTTCACACCATATACACTTCCCTGTTTGATTAGAAGGTTTTTTGAGTTTGTCTTTGGCATTTCTTACCCCCATGTCAATCATGTGTTGCATTAAATCATTAGCTACGTCAACATCATCACCCATATTATTTATGCCTTCTTGCCCCTCTTGAATTTACTTTAGCGGTCATGTATAGAGGCACTTGAATAGCGTTTTTCTTTTTTAGTTTATAAAATAAATGTTTAGTAATGCCAAAATAATCTAATACTTCTTGTCGCACTAGCGGTTTCTTTTCTATAAAATATTCGTTTATTTTTTTAGCGAGTTCGGCTTCTTCTGAGGATAGTTGTCTTTCTTGTTCTAATCTAGAATGGTGCTGGACCGTATAATTCAGTAAATTTATCATAATCAAATTCTTTCACTATTTCCTTTGGTAGTTTTATTACTTTAACATGAGGGTTGTTATCTGTAAACCACTTTGCCTCCTTGACAGACCAACGATGTTTGCGTATGACTTCGCCTTCATCATCTACGATTGCGTGACTAAATGGTATCATTTTTAAAGTCTTTCTCTGTTAATAAGGGTTGTTTCTTTTTAGCATCTTTAATCATCATTTCTAATACGCTTATGATTTCGTCTTTAGTATTGCCAATAACTTCATTGGTGTCTGAATACATTTTTGGTTTACCATCTTCGTAAAAGACTTCGTTCAAAGAGTAATACATCTCGCCTGTCTCTTTGCATTTACGTCGCATAATGCGATAGTTCCAAGTCATTTCAATATACTCCAACAGATTTGTAGCTTTTGCCAAAACGATAACTTCTTTGAGTTTGCTACTGTATAATCTGATAACGCTTTTTGTATGCCTGCCTGCAATATAATTTCTCTGCCTGCTTGGTTCATATCTAGCGTTAACTTGCAATCCCCTGCTTTTGTATCTTTAATACTAATTACTTTTATGTATGGCTTCGCCATTATTTTCTCCAAGCTAATAGTTTTCTATTTAATTCTTTTACAATCTTAGCTAACTTTTTACCAATAGGTTTTTCTTTATTTAGCACTGCTTCTAGTTGTTTAACACTAAATGCTTTATATCTCGGTCTACCATTTCTAGTTAGCATCGGATTTGCATGTCGTCTACTTTTGTGTATCTGTTGTGTTGCCATCTTTTGTCTCCGTTTGTTCTACTTTAGGTTTATCCAATCCAAAATCTCTTTTAAGATTATCTTTATACACACCAAACCATACAGCTATGTATATTACAGTTAGAATTGCTATTGTATCCATATTAAAAAGTCCTTTGTTCAAAACATTCAAGGTGTGATTTCACATACATATTAGTTCTGACTTCCTCATAGAGTTCACCTTGTATGCACTTGAGATTCATTTTGTATTTTGTTTGAGTTTTATTGATTTGGCATACACTTATCCCTATTATCAATCCTATAAAGAAACCACTTATGCCTATCAACACACCTTTCTTTGTAGCTAAATCGTCCATCATACTCTCCTTATTAAATATGTTTTACTTACTCGACACACTTTATTACCTTTAATTACGTTAATTACATTACATTTAATCATTGGTTTATTTTGTGATATAAGATATTGTTCGCCGACTACTTGCACCCCAGCTTGCGTAGCCACACTTGTAGCGACAGTTGCACACCCTAAATTAAAGCCCATTATAAGCATCAGTAAGACGTTGCGTAGCTTCACGATAGCTTTTTACTCCTGTAATTTTTTCGGCTTGTTCTTCGTTTTTATATAGGGGGGTAATGGTGATGTAATGTTTCTTGGTAGGTAGGTCTCGTATCCATGAAAGCTCTTTCGGTCTGAATTGTGTAATAGATGACCATACAAGTCTACCATTTATATCAAATTCTTCTGTAGCCCATGCATATGGTTCTTTAAGGGTTTGTTGCATATTTTTCATCGCCTCGTTTATAAAATATTAAGTTTGACCATTTGACTACGGGTTTTAAATTATACCACGACTTCGGTTTTTTAATAGTAGTATCATGGAAATGAGTTGCACCATAACTATAATCTATTTCTGTTCTGTGTAAAACTTTATATGCTATATCTTTATATTCTTGTCGGATAACCGACGGAGGTTTGACCAACCCATACCATGAGAATTGATATGGTCGTTTCATTTCTTTACACACGCTTTTATGTTCAAAGTCTGCTCGTCGCATAAGAACGTAGCCTACGGCAACCTGAGCTTGGTAGGGTTCATGAGCAGACTCCATGTATATAGTTGTAGCAAGGCACATCAATGCTTGTTCTAGCATAGCAACCTCCTTAAATAAGAAACCAGTTACCTAGTTATTTGGATTGATTTGTTTCGAGTTCGATAAGCACGTCGATAAGATGTTTGGCTTTTTCTAAATCTTTTAAGCCATTTTTGTTTTTCCATCGAGATACATACTTGATGATGTTGCCCTCGATGAATGGGATTTTATTTGCATAGATATAGATGATAGGTTGGATTGCCATATCTTTATAATGACTACCATCTACTTGTTTGTTTAAAGCACTTTCTGTCATACTATCTCCTTTACTAGAGTTAATAGTGACTCTATATTACCTTCATTTATCACTATTGCCAAGCCTTGATTTGATTTTATTTGGTCGATGTTGTATTTTTGCAACGCAGTAAGAACGCCCTTTCCTGCTTTACATTCTATAGCGATGAACCTACCTTTGTAGCAAGCGATGATGTCAGGAACACCACTTTTCCCATATCCTCCAGTTTGAGGGGAGAAATGATAGCACCCTATTGAGTCGAGAATTTTCTTTACTTTGTTTTTTACCTTTGCTTCTGGTGTCATGTTTGTCCTTAGTTAGTCGTTCACCTCGTAGTGAATTTAAATCTTTTTCGTGCAATACCAACATGAATGAATCTTTATCATATTGCCAACCTATTGTCTCCAAGTGTCGTAGTTCTTTAGGGCATATATACATGTCCATATTCCAACGCACTCCACTTATACCTACAGTTACAGTCATAGAGATAGGTTCTACATAGCTTGATTTCATGAATGGTATTTTCATTTTGATGAATGTAGGTAGTGTGTCATTGGTGAATCGTCTTATATAATCTTTATCCACACATACTTGGTAGTCACCATCTATTATCCACATAGGCACTCGCCAATGCTTTTTTAACTTCTGATGTGGCATTGGTTCAGGTGACATAGGTGGTGTTTCATTAGGGTAATTAACCATATAACCTTTCTGTTATTTTAATCGTTCTACCATTTTACCATTAACTGTGATGTCTATGTCCCATTGTGATGATTTAAAGTTTTCTAGGTATGTAAGATATTCTTTACTGAAAGTCTGATGTTTCTCTTGTATATACTTAGCAAACTTTTTCTTGAATACTTTAATATAGTCACTAGGGTGAGCTATACTACTTAAGTAGTAACCAACATGAAAGGATTTCATATATAGATATATAGCTTCCACAGGCTTTTCAAAGAATATTTCATCGGCTACCTTTTCAGCTTCAGCTTGTGCCGTTACACCCCAATAATAATTACTTACTCCATTCTCAGGTAAAAGTTCTGCCGTTACGTTTTGTATATCTTCTTTAAATATTTCTGTATCCATGCAGTTAATAAAAGCATACGCACCATTAAGTTTATCTTGGTATAAGTTCATAGCTTCTTTAGATAGTTTTCTATCAACAGTTCTATACGTAGCAAGATATTGTGCTGATGGGTGTATCTCTTTAGTATCCATGTTGAATCGCATACCCTTGAATATTGGTATAGTTTTAGTTACACCAAGTTCTGTCCAAGTATATATAATCCCACCATGATTGACGCTTGATTGAAACACACCATTGATATAGTTATAGGCAGAGAATATCATACGCATACCTTGATGAAAGTTATCAGTTACAATCTCGACTGTATCGTCTGACCTAATAATTAAATCAACCTTGGCATTTTTATAATCTCTTATATACTCGCCTGATGGTTTATAGGCACGAGCATTACTATCCCACTCTGATTTCTGTCGCCATTTTTTTAGTTCTTTCTTATCCATACTATCTTTTTTAGTGTTATATTCCTCTGTCGTTGCAGTTTCAGTTTCCCACTTGTGATAGTAACCTACGTGATACTCTATCTCGCCATTCACTTCTACAGGCTTAAAGTATTTATATCTATGGTTTCTATCACTAAAGGGATACGTATCTGTTGTCCCTCTCCAAGGTTTCTGTGTTTCTGTGATTCGTTTTAAGTGTTCATATCTTAGATTGTTATTCATTTTGTATATGCCTTTCCTTTCTCAAAGTTAATAACTAATACTTCATCTTTTGGGTCACCACCACATATCTTGCATAGAGTTTCCCATACATCTTTCTTTTTAAAATCATCTTCATATAATTTTATGTGTGCATAACTCATTTTATTTCCTCCCACATTTTTATTTGCTCTAATAATCCCCAAGCACATTCGTGCCTACCATAAATAATATCGTCTGTGCCATCACTTGTTACATAATCCATATGATTATCTTTAGCATCAGCGACATCTTGATTCATTTCTATTTCTTCATTCAACCACTCTTTAACTTTCTTTAAAACTTCCTCGGCATTACTCATACTTCCTCCCTAGTTCTTCAAAAATTTTCTCAAATACTTTCGGTTCAAAGTCTTGCTTGTTATACTCAAACATCGTTTTCCTACCATTACTATGCTTTACATAGCCTTTCACGATGACGTGACTTACTACTAACTCTTTCTGTTTCTTTTCTACCATACTTCCTCCTTAATTGGTGGGGTGTAGTTTAGGTTTTGATATTCAAACTACTTTAAACTTTTAATCAGCTCGCTAACTACAAACCTTTCGGCGAAAGACTTAGCCTGCAGATAGTTTTGTCTTTCTTTAATTGCACGTATCTGACACCTCAAAGTAATCACTAATTACACAGTTCCCCATTGACTCGTTATACTTCACTAAATACTTTTATTATCCTCAGTTGTTTCAATAGATTATTTAATTTTCTATCACTAAGAATTTCTCTTTTATAATATAGTCTTAATATCCTTGTGTTTCTATAATGACTTTCGTTTATATATTTACTTTTAAGCACATCTATCTCACAATGCTTTTCCCTCCTAGTCATCTATACCTCCTGCTTGTTGAATTACATACTCTAATCTCATATCAGCTAATAGTTTCTCTAACTGTGGTGTTGTTTCTTTGTGTCGTCTAGCATAGTGCCAGTTGATACGTTTTGATTCTTTACTTCTAATTTTCATTTTCCATGCTATCTTATTTATATCTTGCATGATTTTGTTTCTTTCGATAGCTTGTTCTAATGGTCTATTCACATATACCTCCACACTTCTGTTTTTTGAATTTATTCGTCCGATTGTGTAGTCAAAGGTCACCATGTCTTTAACTCTCATCTTAGTCATTATGTTTTTGTCCAACTCTTTCTTATAAAATCATATTCATACACGTAGGCAGGAGTTCTATCAATCGATACTACAAAAGTATTTTCATCTAACTCATCGCCTATTTTTAGATTATCAAATTCTTTTCTATCACATTCCCAATAGCATCTAGAATCAACCTCTGAGTCATAATACTCATCAAAGATACTATCTTCAAAAACACCTATGTAATGCTGTATATCTTTTCCCTCAAATTTAGGTAATGCACTTGAAGACACTCTATCAAACACCATAGGATATAATTTAACTATTGCCACTCCTTGTGCTTTTCTAATAGTTTGTTCTACTATGTTATCCATTAATCCTCCTTTTTAATGACCTTTCCACTTGGTGCTTGGAATGATGAGTTCTGTGTGACTAACCATAACGTAGGGCATTTAACGTTCCACGTTATATCTGATTCTAAATATCCGTCTGTGAATACAACGATTGCTTCTGCTTCCACACGTTGTTTATTTACGTATTCACTCACACATGAAACCTTAGTTCCACCCCCACCCTGTGGTTTAAGTAATTCTTTGATGTTGAGGTAGTGTTCAGGTAAAAAGACTTGTTCACCATGCACTTCAGTATCCCACCACAACACACGCACTTTACTTGGCGTTGCCACAGAACAAATAGAAGCCAGTTCCGATGCAAACTCAGTTAGTTCCTCGCCACCAATCGAGCCTGATGTATCTATTGCCACAATAAGTTCACCAATACTTTCGTTCTCCATGCTTGGTAAATAAATATCATTAGCCATCTGACGTTTATTAAACTTACGCCATGTATATTCATCTGAGCCTTTGGTTGCATTGTTCACAAACTCACGTAGCACCTCTCGCCAATCCACTTTGGCTTCTAGCATATCGCCGATTATGCGAGGAATCTTAGCACCCATACGACCTGCAAGTATGCCACCCTCACGTAGTGCCTTGTCAATCTTACTTGACATCTCTTTGGCTTCCTCATCAGTCATGCTCTGTGCGTTCTCAAAGTCATGCTCATCTAGTGTCTCACCTAGCGATTCACCTTGACCTGAATCCTTGTTTTGTTTTTGTTGTTTCTTCAAGTCTTCATATATCTCACGCACCGACCAATTATGATACTTAGCATCATAGAGACCACCCTTAGGTAAATGACATAAGTCCCTGTCTTTGAGATTCATAATCACATCATTGACTGCATAGTCTGTCGCCACGTTGATAGCTTGTGCATTGTCCTTAAATTCTTTCTTGAATCTTGGTATATGCTTTAGTGCAACGTGTAAGTTCTCGTGCAATATCAAACCACGCAATTCTGCATCTGTCAGTTTAGATATAAATTCACGACCATACTTCTTATCTACACCATTGGTGTATGCCGTAACATTATCTTCAATGACTGAGTTCTTACCCATGAGCATGACACCTGAATACAATGCCGTCTCACGATGTTTCATCAATGCAATATGAGCTTTCTTTAGTCTTGTTTCTTGACTGATACTCATAGTCTTGCCCTCAACATTGTTAGTATTTGAATCCTTTTATTACTCTCTGCAATAGGTATATCATTATCAGGTGACATATCATCTTTTAGTTCTTTGTTAAACTCTTTCTCAATACCAATGTAGTCGCCGATGATGTCATATAATAATTTATTCTCGTAGTCATCTATCTCTAATTGCATACTTCCTCCTTTTAATTTCTTGTAGGTATAGGGTTTAAAATAATTCATGATTAGCCGTTGCCCACTTAGAAATCTCTGTGTTGTTACGAGCCAACTTTACACCATTCTTACTACGCACCATCATGGTAAAGAATACTGCTTGAATCTCGCTACTCTCAATGCGATTCACAAACTTCATGAATGATGATAAGTCCTCTTGTGTTGCTAGAGTATCTGTCGCTTGGAACATCAGCATCAATAACGCAGAGGTTTCCGTTGGCATTTTAATCTCTGTGGGTTTATCAATGATGTCCTTAAACTTAGGTAATGATTTCTCTATCGATAGGAACGCACTCATATCTGCTGATGCACTCGCACCGATAGTCCCTGCCAATGCACACATAACGGCATTGTCACCTAGCACCTCTTTGTTATCCACGATGACTGATGCTTTCGCCAATGAACGTGGTGAACAGAATGATAGGTTCGGCTTACTTGGTTGAAAGATGTATGGGTTGTCAGCTTGGTCACCCTCTGTATAACTTGCCAATGACCTAGGGAACATATACACCCATGCTCTGATTAACGGATTGATTGCATTGTCCGTTGCCCATTTCAACCATGTATCTACGTCAGGCTTTTGCATCTTCAATATACATACACGATTACCAGCATGAGCCAACATACTGTCACCCACTCCGTCACTTGCATTGTTACTTGTTGCGAAAACTATCGATTCACGTGGTAGTGAAACGTCACCCACAGTTCTCTCTAACATCAAACGAGTAAAGATAACTTGCAATAGCTTTGGTGATTTCATAAACTCATCGAGTAAGATAACCTTAGGCTTTGGTGAATCTAGTTTAAATAATTTACCCACATAGCTATCCAATGTTTTAGTTTCATGATTGGGAATAGTCATCGCAATATCACTCATGTCTTTCACAGGGCAATCTACATAGATGTAGTCATACGCATCGCCCAAGTCTTCCTCCAACATTTTAAGTATTGATGTCTTACCACAACCAGGCTCAGATTGGATTACAGGGGTAAGTTCCTTGCCTATCGTGGGTATGAGTTTTCTTAGTTCATCGATTGTTACATTATTTACTGTGTTTATCGTTGCCATATCTATTCCTCTCTATTTAATTTATCGTTAATAAATTTTGTTGCTAGTGCTTCTTTTTCTTCATCTGACATTCTTGCAAATATCATTTTCATACGATACTCATATAAACAGTCTCTCGTGGTTTTACACATATATCCACAACCAAACCATATTGCATATACAATCCATTCCATACTATCTCCTTAGAATTTAAATTTAGATAAGATGTCATCAACGTCATTCTTTACTCTGTCACGCACCATATCGTTCTCTCTGATTAAATCACTATCTACACCATTAAGTGTTTGTTCTAGTCCTGATACTGCCACACTTAACTTACTACTTACTTCATTATCGATTGGCTTAAACTGTTTGAACGTATTGCATAAGTCCTTAGCTTTTTCCAATGTAGATTCATAAATCTTTCTTCGTTTAGTTTTCGTTTCACCTGATTGTGAATTTTTAATTTCATCGACACCACAACAATGACTGATACTTTCCATGACTTCCGTTAAGCGTTCTACTTGGTCATTTAAGATACC